GTCAAGATTTACGCCCGGCCAGATAGTGCCTCTGATCAGGGACGCTGCTTCGGGTGCGGTGATGGACTCCAGAAGCGGTTGGACCGCGGTGGTGGGCACCGGGGAAGGCCACCGAAATGGTGTCCAGATTGTCGGCCGACGCGTGGCCGTCCAGCGCTCTGTCACCCCGATCATCCTCGCAAGACGGTCGCTGGCGAGTGCCAGGCCTGCTACAGGATGCGGCGCTACAACACCGACCCAGAGTATCGTCGCCGAGATATCGGACTCCCGCCACCGTCTTCGGCAGTCTGCCGAGAGTGCGGTCAGGACTTCATACCGACTAGGGGTGGAGAACGATTTCGGAACTTCTGCTCCCCATCATGCCGCACCCGCGCCAATCGTCGTCGCCAGGAACCGGCCAGACGAGCTCGGCGGGCGAAGGTCCGACGGGAGTCTTACGAGCGCGCTGAGATCTTCGAGCGGGACGAGTGGACCTGCGGCATCTGCGCCGAACTCATCCCCCGAGATGCCGTCTATCCGGAGCCGCTCTGGGGCTCCATCGACCACATCGTGCCTATGTCGGCCGGGGGGGAAGACACGCCGAGCAATGTCCAGGCGGCCCATCTTCGGTGCAACATCGCCAAGGGTGGCAAGGTTGCATGACCGCCGAGACACGGACCGTCTACAACGCCAGGTGGCGCAGGGTGCGCCGGGAGGTACTCGAACGTGATGGCTGGCTCTGCCAAATCCGGGGGCCGAAATGCCTCATCCGAGCCGACCGCGCCGACCACATCATCCCGTGGCGCCAAGGGGGGGCGTACTACGACCCGGCGAACCTCCGGGCGTCCTGCAAGCCGTGCAACGAGGGACGGGTCTTCCGGGGCGTCGGACAACGGCATCCCTCCCGAGAGTGGTGACAATCGCCGGGCCGTCGAGGTGACGCTGGCCGAGCTCACCCGGATGGGGCGGCTCGAGGAGATCGACGCCGCGAGGGTGCAGGCGCTTCGGTCGATGGCCGATGTGGTGGACCGGTCGCCGTCATCCCCGCAGATGTGGCGCGAGTACCGCAACGCGCTCGAGGAGCTGATCGCGTCCGATGACCAAGGCGACCTCTCGGCCCTCATCGCCGAGCTGCAGTCCGACCCTGGCGACGCCGAGGAGGGCTGACCGGTTCACGTTCGGACATCGCCTGGCGACGATCGCTGGCAAGCTGGGCGTGCCGTTCATGCCCTGGCAGCGGTACGCCGCCGACGTGGGCTGCGAGATCGACCCGGAGACCGGGTACCCGGCCTACAACGAGATCATCATTACCACGCCCCGCCAGTCGGGCAAGACGACGATCGAGCTCACGTGGCAACTGGACCGTTGCCTGAACTGGGGTAGGTCACAGCGATCGGCCTACACCGCCCAGACCGGGAAGGATGCCCGGGACAAGTGGATCGACGAGCTGTTCCCACAGCTCATCTCCTCGCGGCTCGGACCGCTCATCCCCCCCGGGGGCATCAATCGCGGGATGGGGAACGAGGCGGTCCGGTTCCGCACCGGGTCGCTGATCCGGATCCTGTCGACGTCGGAGTCCTCGGGGCACTCCAAAACGCTCGACCAGGCCGTGATGGACGAGATCTGGCACGACTCGGACGACCGGCGCGAGCAGGGTCTGCGCCCGGCGATGATCACCCGGGAGGACCGGCAGCTCCTGATCTGCTCGACGGCGGGAACGGCGGCCTCGACCGTCTACAACGCGAAGGTGGCGGCCGGGCGCCGCGCGGTCGAGCGGGACACGGGCTCCGGGATCGCCTACTTCGAGTGGTCGGCCCCGATGGACTGGGAACCGGAGGACCAGGAGACCTGGTGGACGTTCATGCCGGCGCTGGGCCACACGATCTCGGTCCGCTCGATCGAACTCGAACGCCAGGCGATGAAGCCAGGGGAGTTCCGGCGGGCCTACGGGAACCGGCCGACGATGGGCGTGGAAATGATCCTGCCGCTCGAGGCCTGGGACCGGGTCTGCGACCCCGACGTTCACCCCGACGGAGCCCTACGGTTCGGCCTCGACGTCGCGGAGGACCGCCAGTCGGCGGCGATCGTGGTGGCGGGCTCCAACGGCGTCGTCGAGCTCATCGAGCATCGCGCCGGGATCGGCTGGTGCGTCGGACGCGCGAATGAGCTCACGGCACGTCACGGGGCGACGGTGGCGATCGACTTCCAGGGACCGGCGGGTGTCCTGGCCGATTCGCTGGAACGTCCCGAGCAGATGAACTCCCGACAGGTGCTGCAAGCCTGCGGGGCGATGTACGACGCGATCTCAAGCGCGACCGTGACGTTCCGCTCCGATCGCGCGTTCGATGCCGCGATCCACGGGGCGGTCAAGAAGGTGGTCGGTGACATGTGGGCATGGTCGCGGAAGGGCTCGATCGGCGACGTGACGCCGCTGATGGCCGCCACCCTCGCGCTCCGCGCGCGGCAGATCTCATCCGAACCGATGATCGCGTGGTTGTGATGGAGGTCGCATGGGTCTGATCGACAGATGGTGGCGCTTCGTCGGTGCCGGGGAGCGGCAGAACGATCCGCTCGCCTTCGGCGAATGGATGACCTACCTCGGCACGCAGTACCTCCTCGGGGTCAACACGTCGATGACCGGCAACCGCGAGGAGGTTCCGCCCGGCGCGACCGGTCTCGCGTCCTACGCCTTCGGCGGCAACGCCGTCGTGTTCGCGTGCATGGCCGTGCGGATGCGGGTCTTCACCGAGGCCCGGTTCGCGTTCCAGCGGATGCGCGGTGGCCGACCGGGTGATCTGTGGTCATCCTCGGCGTTGAATCTGCTCGAGCATCCGTGGCCGAACGGGACCACTGGCGACCTGCTCGCCCGCAACCTGGTCTACGCCGATCTGTTCGGCAACTCGTTCACGTACCGAGTCAATCCGAATCGCCTGCAGGTGCTCCGACCGGATTGGGTGACGATCCTGTCGGGACTGCCGGATGACGACGAGACGAACGGCTGGGATCTCGGAGCCGAGGTGCTCGGCTACATCTACCAGCCGGGTGGCCGCGGATCGGGCAAGCAGCCGCGGTTCCTGCTACCGGAGACGGTCGCGCACTTCGCGCCGGTGCCGGACCCGCTGGCACCGTGGCGCGGGCAATCCTGGCTGACGCCTGTGCTACGCGAGATCAAGGCCGACACGGCGGCGACATCGCACAAGCTGCAGTTCTTCGAGCAGGCCGCCACGCCGAACCTCAAGGTCAAGGCCGACCCGCTGCTCACGCCCGAGAAGTTCAAGGAATGGGTGACGCTATTCCGCGAGGGCAGCGAGGGCACGGCCAACGCCTACAAGACCCTGTTCCTCGGTGGCGGTGCCGATGCCGAGGTGATCGGCGCGAACATGCGGCAGATGGACTTCAAGCAGACCCAGGGTGCCGGGGAGACGCGGATCGCGGCGGCGGCCGGCGTTCCCCCGGTGCTGGTGGGTCTGTCCGAGGGCCTGCAGGCCGCGACGTACTCGAACTACGGCCAGGCCCGTCGCGCGTTCGCCGACGAGTGGGCGCGGCCGACATGGCGCAACTTCGCCGGGTCGTTGCAGTCGATCATTTCGACGCCGTCGGATTCGCGCCTCTGGTACGACGATGCCGATGTGCCGTTCCTGCAGGAGGATCAGAAAGACGCCGCAGACATCCAGGCCATTCAGACCGAGAACATCACCAAGCTCGTCAAGGAGGGCTTCCCGCCAGACGCAGCCGTGCAAGCCGTCATGGCGGATGACCTGAGACTGCTACAGGGTTCGCACACGGGTCTGGTCTCGGTGCAGCTCCACCCGCCGGGGACCGAGCTCGCGCCGCCGAACGGTGCGCCACCGAACGGGAAGGCCCCGGCCGATGCCGTGGCACCTGGACAGTGACCATCCGGCCTGCTCGGGCTGGGCGGTGGTACTCGATGCCACGGGCAAGGTCGTGCCCGGCGGCTGTCATCCGACGAAGGCGAAGGCGCTCGCGCACCTCGCGGCGCTGAACGTCAACGTGAAGGGGGCAGACATGACCGATCAGGCCACGAGGGCCGCGGTCGACAACAGCGCGTGGGACGGGAACAAGGCGATGACGCAGTGCTCATCGGCCGCCGACTACAACAAGGTCTGCGCGGGCAAGACCGCGGGCGACCCCGCGCTGCGCTCAAGCCACAAGCTGCCCCATCACTACCTGGCGAAGGCACCCGTTCCCAACGCTGACGGCGTGCGAGCCGCGCTGCAGCGGTTCTCTGCGACGCAGGGTCTCACGAACCGCGAGGAGGCCCGCCGACACATGGAGGCGCACATGGAAACGATCCAGGCCCAGGAGGCGTCCTCGCTTCCGAGGTCCGACCTATACCGCGCGATGGCCCCGTCAGGGTCGCACTTCGAGCTCCGCGAGGAGGGCGAGGGCGGGTTGCAGACGCTCGTCGTGCACTTCGCGCGTTTCAACGAGTGGACCGAGATCGACTCGTGGTTCGAGGGGCGGTTCATGGAGCAGATCGCGCCGGGCGCCTTCACCGAGACGCTCGCGGCCCAGGCGCCGAGGATCACGTTCAACCACGGCCGCGACCCCGACCTCGGCGACAAGCTCCTCGGGCACCCGGTTACGGCCCGCGAAGACGCCGACGGCGGCGTGGCTGAGGCCCCGCTGTTCCCCGGCGTGCCGCAGCTCGTGGTCGACGGCCTTCGCGCTGGCGCCTACGGTTCATCGTTCCGCTTCGGCGTCGACGACGAGGACATCGTGCACCGGCCCAAGGTCTCCGACCACAACCCCGAGGGTCTGCCGGAGCGGACGATCCTCAAGGCCACGGTACCCGAGGTGGGGCCGGTGACATTCCCGGCCTACGCGAACGCGACCGCCGGCGTGCGGTCGCTCACCGATGAGTTCCGGCCAGCGAGCGAGACCGTCGCGGAGCTGGCACGTAAGCGTCCGGGTGAGCTGGCCCGGATGATCGAAGAAGTCCTGCATCAGGGCGAGGACAAGCCTCCCGAGGACAAGCCTCTGCCCATCGAAGTGCGGAGGTTCCGCACACGAGAGGAGTGGCTAAGTTGGATGTCACCGAGCTGAACGAGCTCCGATCCATCGAGGAGCTAACGAACAAGCAGGGGCAGGTGAAGGCCGAGCTGACGGCGCTCGAGAACGAGTTCGCTGGTCTGCCTTACCCCGAGGACGCGCGCGAGCGGTACGCCGACCTCGTCGAGACGAACGAGGAGATCGACAAGCGCGTCGTCGAGCTCGACAAGCGCGAGAAGTACCTCAAGCACATCGCCGAGAACGGCGGATCGGACTCGGCCCGCGTCACGCCCGCATGGGAGGCACCGAAGGTCGACCGCGCGAGCCTGAAGGAGAGGGACATCTACGACCTCTCCAATGTCCGGTTCAACCCCGAGAACCCCGAGAGCGGGCGTCAGGAGTACCGCGACCGGGCGATGCGAGCGATCGAGCTCGCGCACTTTCCCGAGCAGATCACAAGGCAGCAGGCGCAGGATCACATCTCGCGCCTGCTCGATGAGTACGACACGCCCGATGGGCAGCTCGCCCGCCGGATCCTCAAGACCGGGTCGCCGCAGTATCGGGCGGCCTTCCGCAAGTGGATGAGCGGTGTGCCGATGACGAACGAGGAGCAGCGCGCGTTCTCGCTGTCGACGACCGGCATCCCGATCACGTTCACCCTCGACCCGACGCTGATCCCGGTGTCGGCCTCGGTGGTGAACCCCCTGCGCGCGATCTCCAACGTGGAGTCAATCGTCGGGTCGAACGAGTGGCGTGGAGCCACCGCCGCGGCGATCACTGCTTCGCGTGCACTCGAGGCCGCAGTCACGACCGACAACACCCCGACGCTCGCGCAGCCCGCGATCGTCTGCTCGCGGGTGCAGGCGTTCGTGCCGTTCTCAGTGGAGTCCGAGGGCGACTGGCCCGGCATGGACGCCGGGCTGGCGCGGTTGTTCGCCGACTCGAAGGATGACGAGGAGGCGACGTCGTTCTTCTCCGGCAACGGCACGCCGCCGAACCCATTCGGCCTGTCGACCGGAGTCACGGGGACGACGGCGCTGGCGACCGGACTGACGATCACCGCCGCCAACCTGTACTCGATCGAGGCCGCGCTCGCTCCACGGTTCCGGCCTCGGGCGCAGTGGGTGGCGAACCGGGCGATCTACAACATCATCCGGGCATTGGACACCGCGGGCGGCGCGCAGCTCTGGCTCCGCATCGGTGAGCTGATGGGGAACGCTCCGGCGTCCTCGGGTGGCAACGGCAACACCGGGCTCCGTCTGCTCGGCTACGCCGTGAACGAGCTCTCGACGGCACCCGCCACGATCGTGAACGGCGTGAAGGACATCTTCCTGGGTGACTTCTCCATGTTCAAGATCATCGACCGGGTGGGCATGAACATCGAGCTCGTGCAGAACCTCACGCAGCAGGCCGTGGCCGGGGCCGGGTTCGGCTTCCCGACCGGCCAGCGTGGCCTGTTCGCGTGGTGGAGGAACGGTTCGAAGGTGCTGGACGCGGTCGGGTTCCGCGCCGGAACCGGCACCACGTAAGACCCGGGCAACCGGATGGATCGGGGGGGAGGCACACGGCCTCCCCCCACCCGATAGGGAGGTCCGATGCCAGCAGCGAAGACATACCTGAAGGCTCGGCACGCTTTCGGCGTGCAGTATCAGGGCGAGTTCATCACGATCTCGGAGGGCGAGCTCGTCCCATCTGGTCACGCGCTGCTCAAGCAGCTCGGGAAGGCGGGCGTCGCCGAGCACTTCGAAGAGGTCACGTCGTTCGGCCGGTGGGACAAGGTCGAGCAGGCGACAGCCGCGCCGGGTGAGAAGCGTTAGGTGACCGTTCAGCGCGTCCTCCGCGACACCCAGGCGCAGCCCGAGGTGACGTTCTATGTCGGCACGACGCCGACCGATGCCGACGGCGCGGTCACGGTGGACATCACCCGCGGCGATGGATCGGTGTTCCTGAGCGATCAGGCGACGACGCTGCAGGGCGCGGCCTCCGGTACCTACCGCTATACACTCGCCCCTCAATCGGCCCTCGAGCTGTTCACCTTCCGATGGGAGGGCACGTTCGGCGGCGTCATGCAGCACATCACGTCGCAGGTCGAGATCGTCGGCGGTTACTACGTCTCGCTCGTCGACATCCGCGCGGAGAACTCGCTCTCGAACACGACGAAGTTCCCTAACGCCAAGCTCGCCGAGGCACGACAGTGGTTCGAGGACAAGGCCGAGCGATTCTGCGGCGTGTCGTTCGTCCCGCACTACCAGCGCGACGTGTTGAACGGCCGTGGCTCCACGAAACTCGAGCTCCGGCGCGCGCGTCCCCGGGTGCTCCTGTCGGTGAAGTTCGACGGGGTGGCGCAGACCACGACCGATTGGGACCTGTACGACGCCGGCTACATCGTGGCCCCGAGCGCGTTCCCCGTCGGCGCGCGAAACGTTGAGGTCATCTACGAGCACGGCTTCGACTCCCCCGACTCGGACATGCGGGAGGCGGCGCTGACCGCGATCCGCGCGCGCCTGCTCGGCGACCAGTCCGCGATTCCGGCCAACATCTCGCAGATGCAGGTCGACGGCATGACGCAGACCTTCCGCGCACCGACGCGACCCACCGGAATCGGTGAGGTCGACGCGGTGCTGCTGGATCGACAGGTGCCGATGGTGGCCCTATCGTGAGCCTCACCTCGCGCATCGGCGCCGCCGAGGATGCCCTGTTCGATTTGCTCGTAGCACGCCAGGCACTCGCCGGCGCATGGGACCTGACCGAGATTCCCGGGGCCAAGGTCGAGCTGACGCTCGGTCATCCCGGCGACGCGCTGCAACGCCAGCACGTGTGGATCCCCGGTGAGTCCGAATCGACCGAGGAGTGGCAGACGACCATCGGCCAGAACGGCCAAAAGGTCGAGACGATCACGCTCGCCGTGGCCGTGTGGGTCAACCTTGAGGACGAGGACTACGGCCCGAACCGCGACCGCGCGCTTGAGCTTGCCGGCGAGGTGGAGCTCGCCGTCCGCGATGACTTCACCCTCGGGACGGTGGGCGGCGTGACGGTGTTCCAGGGCGAAGTCACCCGTAAGCGCGTCATGGCCGCGATGGGGGACTTCGGCCGCGCGTGTCAGGTACTCATCGATGTGACCGTGACGTCGCTGCTGAGTTAGAGGGCGGGCCTGCGGACTGCACCACGGTCCACTCCCCCGCCTCGCCTCATGCCCTTGAGGTTGGCGCACCGCGCCGGGGCTTCGGCTCTCGCCAGGTACGCCCGGAGTCTACCCCTCGGAGGAGGTCGTCGTGAAGTTCAAGGTTCTTGAGGACGTGTCGCTGTCGATCGGTCCCGGCCCGGAGCAGACGTTCAAGGCCGGGATCCACGAGGCGCGCGAGAAGGATCGGGAGGCGCTCGAACACCTCGAGCAGGTCGGCCTCGCCGAACGGGTGAAGTCGTCCGACAAGGAGGCATGAGGTGGCGCTCAACAAGAAGATTGCGGTCGTCGCGTTCGACAAGCAGACGGCGTTCGGCACGCTCGCCGCCAACCGCAAGTATGGCTTCGGCATCCGGTCGGGCTCGATCCTGAACGCGGGCCTCGATCAGTCCTACGAGGAGCTCACCACTGCGAACCGCTTCCCGCCGTCGGCCTACCGATCCGCATTCCTGTGGACGGTCGACTGCGTGTCACGCGCGTGGCCGCGCTCAGTTGTGATGCTGCTCGAGAACGCGCTCGGTGCGCGGGTGACGACCGGCGCCGGCGACCCGTTTACCCATACGATCGACCCGGCGGATGTCCCCGGCTACCTCACGATGGCGACACGGCTCGACACCGAGTACCACAAGATCCGCGACTGCCGCGTCGATGAGCTCTCGTTCTCGTGGAACCAGGCCGAGCCCCTTGAGATGGGCCTGCGGGCGATGGGCACGATCGGCTCTCCCTACACGACGTCCGGTAACCCGTCGACCGACGACTCGGACCAGCAGTCGTTCTATCCCGCCGGCGGCATCTTCCAGATCGACTCGGACTCCACCACGCCGGTCACCGCCGACATCACCGGCGGCACCATCACGATCGCCAACCACCTCGAGCCGGTGCGCGTCTCCCGCCAGCTTGAGCCGACCGACGTATGGCCGGGGCTGCACGAGATCACGGTGACGCTGCGGCTGATCCCGACGAACACGACGCTGTGGCGCTCGGTCGTCACCGGATCGGACGCGGGGACCGCCATCTCGAACGCGCCCATCTACGGCTCGTTCCACACGCTGTTCACGATCACGGCGGCCACGCGGGATATGGACTTCCTCGGGACGCGGATCGCGTTCACCGGCGACTACCCGGACCCGGACCCCGCCGGTGGCCCGGTCGAGATCGAGCTGACCGGCACCGTGGTCAAGCCCGCCGGTTCGGCCTTCACCGCGATCGTCCACAACGGGGAGAACTCGGCTTCCTACACCGGATCGTAAGGGGGGGACCATGTACATCGTCAACGACATGGGCCAGGAGATGGTCAACGGGGACAACGTGTTCTCGTTCGCCATCGTCCCGGCCGACCAGGGGAGCTTTGGGCTCCTCGCGTTCTCCGTCGGTGCCAACCAGGCGGGGCCGATCCGAACGCCGCTTGTCGTAGGGTCCAAGGACCGCTGCGAGCAAGCGCTGGCCGCCATCCGCAAGGGCATCAAGGACCGGCAGCACATCGTCGACCTGCTCGGCCTGCTCGGGCAGCGGCCGGACATCACGGTGGCGCAGCCGCGGATCGTGCTGCCGGGCAACGGGGGACCGTCGTGACGTCGATGCGTGTGGTCGCGGTGATGCTCGATGGCACGAAGCACGAGGCCGTCGGGGTCTACATGGCGCTGTCCGATCGAATCATGTTCGAGCGCATCTACGACGTGTCGGTCGTCGAGCTCCGGCGCGAATCGCGCAAGATCGATGCCGACGGCGAGGCGACGTCGGAGGTGCGAACCCTCCGCGAGGAGCAGACCGCCTACTTCTGCTGGCGCACGCTGACCCGTGGCGAGTGCCCGGTCGGTGGGTTCGACGACTTCCTCGAGAACGTCGAGGAGGTCAAGCTCGAGAAGCTGGATGGCCCCGTGGACCCTACGGACCCGAGTCCGCTGCCTGGGACGTCGCCGTCCTAGCGGCCGACCTGCACCTGGCGCCCAACGACATCCTGCAGGCGCCGGTGGAGATCCAGCAGGCGCTCGTCGAGTACCACAACGGTCAGATAGAGCAGCTCGAACGCGCGATGGAGGAACGGCGGCGTGGCTAGTCAAGGCAATGGGATCGTCATCCAGGGGCTCAACGAGTTTCGGGCGGCGGTTCGGATCGCGGCGGCGGCCTATCCGCGCGAGATTCCCCTGGCGCTCAAGAAGGCCGGGATACCAGTCGTTGCGCAGGCATCGGCGCTCGCACCGCGTCTATCGGGTGCTCTGGCCGGCGGCTACAAGGTGAGCGTGCGCGGCACGACGGCGAGCGTGGTTTCGTCGGTGCCGTACGCAGGCGGGGCTGAATGGGGACGGTTCGGAAAGTTCTCGGGGTTCAACCGTTACGGCGCACCGCCGCGATTCGCCGGGCGGGCTGTCGATCAGCAGGAGACCGTGATCCAGCTCATCGTCGAGAACGAGCTCCGCGAGATCGTCTCAGCCTACGGCTGGTTCCACTAGGCCCGCAGGCCGATCACCAGGCCGCTGAGGCCGACGAGTAGCAGGGCCAGCGTGAGCGCCCACCACGGGATCACCAGCTCGCTCTTTCGCACGTTCATGCCTAAGGAGGATACGTGGCTGGCAGGGCATTGACGATCACGTATTTGGCCGATGCCAAATCAGTTCTGGCTGCCCAGGGCCAGATCAACGCTGGGAACACCGCGATGGCGGGCACCACGGCCAAGACCGGCGGAACGTTCAAGCAGACGTTCGGTTCTGTGATTCCCCTCGCGGCGGTCGCGGGGGCAGCGGCAATCGTGAAGTTCGGTGCCGACTCGGTGAAAGCGTTCATCGAGGCAGAGCAGGTGATGGCGAACACCCAGGCCGTCCTCAAGTCGACGGGCGGCGAGGCCAACATCACGGCGACCCAGATCGTCGCTCTCTCTCAGAGGCTCCGTGACCTGTCCGGTGTCGACGATGAGGCGATCCAGGCATCATCGAACCTGTTGCTCACGTTCCGCGCCGTGCACAACGAGCTCGGCAAGGGCAACGACATCTTCAACCAGGCGCAGGGCGCGATCCTCGACATGGCGACTGCGTTGAACGAGGGCGCGGTACCGTCGACCGAGCAGTTGCATTCAGCAACCCTCTCGCTCGGCAAGGCGTTGAACGACCCGATCACGGGCATGACCGCGCTGCGGCGTGTCGGCGTGTCGTTCACCCAGGCCCAGCGCGACACCATCGCGGCGCTCGTCGAATCGGGCGACCTCATGGGCGCGCAGAAGGTCATCCTCGCCGAGCTGACCAAGGAGTTCGGCGGGGCGGCCGAGGCGGCCGGCGATACGTTCGGCGGTCAGTTGGCGATCCTGTCGTCGAAGTTCGGCGACGTGCAGGAACAGGTCGGAGAGGCGCTTATCCCGGCGCTCGAGAGCCTGGCCGACACGGCCTTGACGCTCGTGCCGATCTTCGAGCTCGCCGCCAAGGCGATCTCGAGCCTGCCGCTGCTGCAGATGTCCGAGGACATCCAGCAGGTGAGGAACAGCGCGGACGGTGGCGGTGCGGGCATCGGGGACTTCGCCGACGTGGTGCTCGACACGATCCCGATCCTCGGGAACATGGTCGACATCTCCGACCACGCCACGGATACATGGGAGACGCAGAACGGCGTCGTCAGTGACCTCTCGAGTCTATTCCGCGGGGAGTTCGCCGACGCGATGGACACGGCGGCCGAGAAGGAGAAGATCGCTGAGAATGCCACGCGAGCATTGACCGACGCCCAACGCGAGCAGCGCCTCGCCACGCTGGCCCTCACCGATTCCTACCTCGGGATCGTCGACTCCGCGAACGACGTGACCGAGGCGCAGAAGGAGCTCAACCGGCTCGAGCGCGCCGGCCGTGAGGACACGAAGGCATACGAGGCGGCCGTCCTCGACGCCCTCGAGGCGCAGATCGGGCTCGAGGATGCGGTGCTGTCCTACGGCAAGGAGCTCGCCGAATCGGGCGAGACGGCACGCTCGGTGCGGCAGAAGGTTAAGGATCTCGCGGCCGACTTCGGCATCCAGAAGGGCGTCGTGAACGACCTGCTCCAAGAGATTCAGTCCTACATCCGCGAGCTGAATCGAGTGCCCGAAAAGGTCGACACCCACGTCACGACGTTCTACGACAAGGTGGGGACACCGGGCCGCGCTCTGCAGCACGGCGGCATCGTCAGGCGTCCCACTGTTGCCCTGATCGGTGAGGCCGGCCCCGAGGCCGTGGTCCCGCTCGGCAAGGGCGGCGGCATGGGAACGACGGTCATCGTCAATGTTGCTGGCTTCGTCGTCACCGAGCGGGACCTCGTGGAGGCCGTCCGCGAGGGACTCGTGAAGACCGGCTACCGAAACCCCGACATCTTCGGAGGCCGGGCCTGATGGGCATGGCCCCCACGGTCACGGTGTCGATCGGCCGCAGCGGGTGGATCCTCGGCGACTCGGTGAAGTCGATCCTCGGTACGAGCACGATCCTCGGCTTCGCGTCGTTCGATGAGATCCCGTGGCGTCATGTCTCGATCCGGCGTGGCCGGCAGCATGAGCTGAACCGCATGGAGGCGGGCACGGCGACCGTCCGGCTGCCCAACCGTGACGACGTGTTCAACCCGCTCAACTTGACCGGCCCCTATTACCCCGACATCCGGCCGATGGTCCCCCTGCTGATCGAGGCGACGTGGAGCGCGGTGACCTACCCGCTGTTCTTCGGGTTCGTGGAGGGCTGGCCGCAGCGATACGGCCCCGGCCCCTCCGGCGATGCCTGGGTAGACGTCACGGCCGTCGATGCGTTCAAGCTGTTCAACCTGTCCGATCTGACGGCATCGTTCCCCCAGCAGCTCTCGGGCGCAAGGGTCGCCGCGGTGCTCGACGAGCTTGGATGGGCGGCTGCCGATCGCAACGTGGACGCCGGCGACATGACCGTGCAAGCGTCCGCCCTGTCGGCGGCCCCGGCGCTGACCCACCTGCAGGACGTTGCGACGAGCGAGGGCGGCGTGTTCTTCATGGCGGCCGACGGTGCGGCTACGTTCTTCTCGCAGACCCACTCCGTGCTGCTCGATGAGACGAACGACGTCTGGGGCGACCAGCTCCCCGAGAAGGGCTACCTCGAGGTGCAGGTCGCCTACGACGACTCGAACGTGTGGAACGTCGTCACCGTGTCGGCACCGGCGCTCACGTCCCAGACGGCCAGTGACTCGGCGAGCATCTCGCGGACGCGCGTCCCGCGCTCTCTGCCGGTCAGCACCCTGCTGACGACCCAGGCGGCGATGCTGGCACGGGCCGAGTCCTTGCTCGGCAAGTACAAGGATTTCGAGCTGCGTATCTCGCCGATCGTGCTGGACCGCCCCGACGACGCGCAGTGGCCACGCATTCTGAACAAGGATCTCCACGATCGCATCCTGGTGCGCAAGCGGCCGCAGGCCGGCGGGGTCATCGAGCAGCCGTCGGTCATCGAGGGCATTGCCCACGACATCGCCCCTACGTCGTGGATGACCACGTGGGCGCTCTCGTCGACGACCTTCCAGACAGGTCAGTGGACGCTCGGTGTCGTGGGCAAGTCCGAGCTCGGCGAGACGACCACGCTCGTGAGCGGTTAGGAGCTAGATAGATGACGACAACGTGGACGGAACCGCCCCGCGATTGGACCGACGGCGAGCTCGTAAACGAATCGATCGCGGACACGCACATCCGCGATCAGCTCAAGGCGACATGGCACCTCATCAGCCGCAAGAGCGCCGACGAGTCGGTCACGTCATCGACGACGTTCCAGGCCGATGATCACCTCTCCTTCGCCGTCGGAGCGAATGAGACATGGCATACCCGGTGGTCTCTGATCGCCGACGGCTCTGCGTCGGGGGACCTCCAAATCAGGTTCACGTTCCCCGGTGGCACGCTCTACTACCACATCATCCAGTACCTCAACGCATCAGATACCGAGGTAAATACCCCTGCTCGCGAGACGACATCACCGTCGACAGCGCGAAATATCACCGGTCTAGCTGCCGGGGCCGGGCGCATGTGGAGCTTCGACCTGCAATACATCAACGGCGGTTCCGCCGGGACGTTCGCACTCGAGTGGGCGCAGGCTACTTCTAACGCAACGGCGACGGTCATACGGACGAACTCCTGCATCTTCGGTTGCAAACTCGCCTAATGCACGGGCCTGGCACGATCTGCTCGCCGAGCTTCTCGACGGTCCCATACATCCCCGTCCTCGACGAGGTCGTGGCGACCCTTCCCCGCAGCCTGCGCAAGACGTGGCGGCAGGCGAGAAACCGAGGACTGAGGTTCTGGTTGCCGACCGGCCTGCATTTCGAGCTGTCGATCGGAGCGGGGGCGACCTTCATCGGCCTTGGCTCCCCCGATTGGCCGCAGGTCTCGAGCGAGGTGACGATGTACGCGGTGCCGGATCGGATCACGCTCGTCGCGTCCACCTACACCCCGGACGCGCCGAAGTTCTGGGCGATGGCCTGGGCCTACTGCGCAAAGGGGTCGGTGGCCTTCTTCAACGTCCAACGGATGCTCGATCAGACCGACCCGTTCTATGCGCCGCCCCGGACGATCTGCCACGAGTTCGGGCACGCGCTCGGGCTGGCCCACGGAGGTCGCGGGATCATGAGCGGAGGTGCGATGCCGAACGACCACGACCTTGAATCGGTGTCGGCGTACTACGAGGAGGGAACGTGAGCGACGCTTCCGATCGCGGATGGGGGCCGGGCTGGCCGGCCGATCGAAGCGGCGACATGGTGGTGCTCCGCGTCGACGGTGCCGACTTCCCCGGCGGTGTCCACGAGGATATCCATGATCTCATGGAGATCCTGCTCCTCGAGTCTGTTGACCGCGGCTACGTGCGGCTCCATGACGATGAGTGCTGGGGCTACGCCTGCCGCCCGATCAAGAACCCCGATGGATCGCTGACGAACACTCCCTCGAACCATTCGTGGGGTCTGGCGCTAGACGTCAACGCGCCATCGAACTGCTTCGGCTGCACGTCGCACACGATCCCGGCAACGATGGGCGCGCTGTGGACCAGCTACGGGTTCCGCTGGGGCGGTGACTACTCGGGCACGAAGGACTGGATGCATTTCGAGTACATGGAGACGCCGTCGCAGGCCAACAATGCGACCGACAGGGCGAGGGGAGACCTCATGCAGGACGAGCGGCTCGACCAGTTTCAGAAGGGGTTCGAGGCCTACAAGGACAAGTACAAGGAAGCCGGCGGGCAGGATCCCGGACCACCGAAGGACGACAAGCCCGGTTGGTTCAAGCGAGGCTGGAGCGACGCGCGGTTCGCGGCTCAGAATCCCCGCGGTGAATGACGCGCACGACGGTCCCGAGCGCCGGCAGACCGAGGCCTACCGCGAGCTCCCCATCGACGAGGTGACGTGGGTGAGCTTCTACGCCCGGTTCAAGGTGGTGGAGCAGATGGAGGAAGACGTCCCCCCGGTCCCCCCGATCGTCCGCCAGGTGAAACAGAACACCGAGCGCATCCGCTCGCTCGACCTGAAGTTCTACGCGATCTTGGGGGCGGTGGTCGCGGGCTTCATCGGGCGGACCCTGATCGACATCGGCCTATGACCGCGCGAGACGTGTGGCAGGCCGTCGCGTTGTTCGTCGTCGTCGTTGCGTTCTTAGTTGGCACAGCGTTCTTAGACGCACGGGAGGAGAGACGAGCCGAAGAGCAGAGGGAGCAGACCCAGGAGATCGCCTGCCAGATTCTGCGGTCGAGCATCCTTGAGCTGCAGGCCACGGAGCGCAACGGCATCATCAGCACGCGGATCGCCATCGAACTCGGCTTGCCAGTCGTGTTCCCGCCGCATATCGAGATCCCGGAGGTGCCCCCCGAGTGCGACGGATCCTGATCCTGCTTGCCATCCTGACAGTGGCGCTCATCGGCATCGTCGCTGCCGGTGGTGAGCCGTCGCCTGGGGCGCCGGGGCGCTGCACCTGGGTCGGGACGCCGGAGCGCGATGTGAAGACCGGGACGAAGGGCACCAATGTCCTCTGCTCGTTGCAGGGCAGGGACTTCATCCACGGCCAGGCCGGTAGCGACGTCCTCAAGGCCGGGGGAGGCAGAGACGTCGCTGTGGGCGGTAGTGGCCGGGACGTCGTTCGAGGAGGCGGGGGCAAGGACCGGCTGTTCGCCGTGGACGACCGTGGCGGCGAGAGGGTCTCCGGCGGACCCGGTGCCGATCAATGCTTCGTGGATCCCGGCGACGCGGTCAAAGGATGTGAGGAGACCTTTCGTAGCCAGGAACCGGAGATGGCCCTCGCCCTCGAATCCTCGCTCATGACCGTGATGGAGATCGTCGAGGAGGTCGAGCCGTCCCCAACGCCGGTTGTCACCGAGACCATCGCCATCACCGTGACCGAACCATTCCCAGCGTGCACGCCACCGCCGACCAAACCACCCGAACCCTGTTAGGAGGCCCGATGAAAGTCGTCAGCAAGACCACACAGACCGTCAAGCGCCGTCCCGCCGAGACCACAGGCATCGGCGCCGCCGTCGTGGCGCTGCTCGCGCTGTTCGGCCTGGACCTGTCCGAGGATCAGGCCGCCGCGCTGCTGGTCCTGGTCGGTCTCTTGCCGGCGGTGGTGACCTGGTTCAAAGACCGCTGACGCCTCCGCGTCGGCCCCAGCGCCCGTCGACCTGCCTCTTATCCTCCCTGGGCAGGATCGGCGGGCGCTTTCGCATGTCCACCCAGGACCGCTCCGACAGCCTGCCGTGCAACGGGATCAGAGGCAGCGATGTAACGGGGCCACTGCGACAGGTCGGACCAGTTGGCGAGCTTCCGCACCTCCTCGGGGCTGACGCCCTTGGCATGGGCGACTCGAGTGAGGAAGGCGTGTCGCAGGAGGTGTGGCCAGACGCGGCCGAGGCCGGCCTCCTGCTCGGCGGCGTGGACCCACTGGCGGAACCGCTCGGCACCGACGCCGATGAGCCGATATGACCCATTTCCTACGTTCGGATTTGCTCTGCACAAGCGGTTCAAATGCCCGGCCGCGATCACCCCAGCGCGCTCAAGCGGCACGCTGTACGGCTTCCCGCCCTTGGCCTCGAGCAGGTCGAGCCGAGCATCAGGGCCAAGGTGAACGTCGGCCGGCCGAGCTGCCACGAGGGAACCCACACGCGCGCCGGTGACGTAGCAGAGCAGGATCGCCCACCCTCGTCGGCGCTCCCGGTGGAAGGCCGCGCGGAGCAGACGGCGTAGGTCGTCGTCGGACAGGTCCGGCGCTGGCGCGATTTTCGGCCGGGGGACCGGGATATGGGCGACGGGGTTCCGGTCGAGCTCCCCCTCGACGACGGCCCAGGCCATGAACGCCCGGAGTGCCCGCAGCGCGTCGCTCCGCTTGGACCCGTGGCGGGGTAGGGCGCCGACGTACTCCTCTACGTGGCCGGAGCGTACGTCCGCTACGTCGAGCCCGCCGGGGAACAGGTAGTCGACCCACCAGCAGAGCAGCTCGTAACGGTACTTTCGACGGGTGGAATCGGCGCGGCCGAGAACGTCGAGGTGCTGATCGAACCGACGGAGCACCGCGGGGAAGGTGCGCTGCTCCATGTAGGGAACATCGGCGAGCGTTGACAGATGGCGCATCGGTCGCCCGGACCATTCGGCGAGGACGGCGGGCTACGCCGCCTGGTGTTGGGGTTGCCTGTTGGACGACGCCCGCGTGGCCGAAGGCGGATCCCCAAGGGGTGCAAGGACCTCGAGGAACCGATCGAGCTGAACATCGTAGAGGGCGGCAAGTAGCAAGAGTTCCTCGAGGTCGAGGGCGTCGTGCCCGTTCTCGACTCGTGAGAGATGGGCTGTGCTGATCCCCGTCGCGTCTCTGACCTGCACCTGAGTCAGGTGGCTCTCGGCGCGCGCGCCGCGCAGCCGATCCGCCAGCCTGTCGCGGTACTCCTGTCGGTCCATCGGCCGTCGCCCTCCTGGGGATGGGGCTACGGATATTGGCGTATTTCTTCCGAAAGGTCAAGAAGATTCCCCGTCGGGTCTTGACTGTCCTTCAGCGGGTGTATATACCTATCACCCGTGGAAACCCCTTCAGCACTCGCAAGGATCCGAGGTCGCCGGGGCCTGACCCAGCGCGAGCTCGCCATCCGATCTGACCTCACCATCGAGACCATCTCGGACATCGAGCGGGGCGATACGACCAGGCCCCAGCTCAGCACGATCCGCAAGCTCGCTACCGGCCTCGAGATGGACTTCGACGAGCTGGTGGCGCTGCTCACCGAGGAGCCCGAGGACGTGTCGGCGTGAGCGCGACCTGGAGCGTGAGCATCTCGACGAACTACAAGACCGAGGAGGAGCTGAGCGAGGAAGACCTCCGGGCCGCTGAGTATCTCGAACTCATGCTGCGGGACCGCATCGATGAACTCATCGCATGGGCGCGGAACGAGAAGACACTCGCCTCTGGCCAGTTCCTCGTTGGCATCAAGGAGAGGTCGGCATGACCTGCTGGCGCTGCGGCTCGACGGTTGACGAGTACGACGGTCGCCTGCTCCACAAGGCGTGGTGCCGCGACGGTACGCCGAACGACTGCACCCACTGCGGCGGGAACCCGTGCCGCTGGTGGTGCCTCGGAGCCGATGACACGCGATTGGAACCGGCTTGGTTCGACAGTGGCCGAGTCCTGGTTCGGGGGAGGAAACCATGAAGAACATGCTGATCGGATTCGCGCTGATTGGATTGCTCGCAGCGGCATGCTCCGAGGCGCCGCCGACATCGCACGCCGCAGTGACCATTACCGAGGCTCCATCGCCGGTGATCGAGGCCGCGTGTCTCGACACCATCGAGGGCGCGCGTCTGGCGAACTCGGCCGCGCAGCACCTCACCGACGGGGTTCGATATCTCAAGGCGTTCGATATCGACGGGGCCGCCGACGAGACCGACCGTGCGGCGGATGATTGGCTCGCGCTCGCTGCGCTGTACGAGGGGTTGGACGGTGGCGACTCGCAGGTCGTAACGGGACAGTTGATCGCTTCATTGCTGCATGACTCGGCGGAGCACCTGCGGGCTCTGTCCATTCGCAAGGCCACGAGCACGATAAGCCAGGCAACACCGCTGATGGACGACATGACCCAGGCGGTGCCCGGATTCACGTCGCAGGCCTGCGAATCGTGAATGCCGCGGCGAAGGACGCCGAGCTCTACCTGCGCCGGTGTCGGCAGCTCGAGCAGGTGAGTGCGGACCTGCTGGTGGCCCTGGAAGGCATGGTGGCCATCGTGTCGGTCTTGCGGTTCAACGGAGTCCCTGGTGTCCAAGTGGCAGACAGCGCCCGCGTCGCCATCGCCAAGGCCAAGGCAGTGTTGTGATGGCAGCCCTGTCGCCCGGTCTGAGCTGGCTCTTGATGGGCGGCTGGCTCCTCGCCGTCGTTCTCATCGTCGCGTTCTTCATGAGTGCGTCGCGAGTGAACGACCACGGTGACCGGATGTCGCAGGAGTGGGTCGAGCGGTGGCACCGGGACCAGGAGCGGCGACCGCGAGCGAGGCAAGGGGGGACTTCCCGATGAAGATCACGTACACCGGCAAGCGCGGCGGGAAGAAGACCGTCGACATACGCACGCTGCCGCAGCTCGTCGAATCGTTGGACAAGGTGCGGTACGGCTATGACCGGAAGCACGAGCAGATGATGATGGTGGGCCTGTTCATCGCCGAGCGGCTCATTGAGATCGAGAACGCGCTGGTCGGTCGGAGGGTTCGCCGCGGCACATATCCGTCCGACTGGAACCGCTTCTTCGCTGACGGGATGAGGGCCGGGAAGTCGCCCACGCAGATTGGCGCGGACTGGCAGGCGCAGAAGGTGAAGAAGGTCTCGTGACCGTCCACGCCGTCGATCACGACCCGACGCTGGATCACGGTCACTGCGATACGTGCAATGCCTTGCTGCGCAGGGCCTTCGTGAAGCTCGCCGACAGGCTCATGGGACCGCGCGATGCCGACGCGCTGATGAACGCGATCCGCCAGGAGCTCGCCAGTGTCTGACCCCATCCTTGCGGTCCAACTACCGGGCGGACGTGGCCGAGCCTACCGCTATCCGCCCACCGGCGAGCTGTTCCCTTCGGTGACCAACTGCATCGGCATCCTCGACAAGCCCGCTCTCCCCTATTGGGCCGCCAAGGAAGTAGCCGGGGCTGCATGGGATCGCCGCGAGACGCTGATGACCATTGATGATCGCGACGGGGCCATCGCCCTGCTCAAGGGGGCGCCCTGGCCGAAGCGTGACAAGGCGGCCAACGTTGGGACCGTCGTCCATGCCGTCGCCGAGGCCGTCGCGAGCGGTGAGGACTGGCCGGACTTCGACGATCAACACGAGCCATTCCTCGAGGCATTTCTCAGCTTCGTCGAGGACTACAAGCCCGAGTTCGAGATGGTCGAGGTGACGATCTTCTCCGAGGAGCACCGCTACGCCGGGACCGCCGACTTCATCGCGCGCTTCGACGACCTGCTGGTACTCGGAGACCATAAAACGGGCTCTGGCGTGTACCAGGAAGTTGCGCTGCAGCTATCGGCGCTCCGTCATGGCGAGGCCGTGTGGGAAGCACGCTATGGCAACCTCTCGCCGATGCCTCAGGTCGACGGGTGCATCGTCGTCCATCTGCGCCCGGGCGGCTACGTCGTCCACACGATCGACGCGGACGACCGTGCGTTCTCGGCATTCCTCGGTCTGCGCAACGCATGGGAGTGGGTCAAGGACAACCAGGCCGTCGGGCCGAAGATGAGCCCGGAGCGGCTCGCTCAATGGTTCACGCCGGTGCAACCGGTGCTCGACTTGGCGGGGGCGGGGGAAGGTGTAGATAGCGCGGCGTTGTCGACCGCTGGCGGTCAGGCACCCTCCGTTCCCGTCGAGGATTCCCCGGCCGCCGCGTCGGCTATCGAGAGCGACGGGTTGCGAGACCAGGGGGACGGGCAGTTGGCCGCGCCCGTCCCCGCCGGGGATTCCGATGCCTGAGACGCACAACATCGGTACGCCACCGCGACCGGTCGCCGAATGGCTCCGGCTGTTCGCTCGGGACTGCGGCGTCATATGGACCGTGAATCCGGTCAGGCGCATCCGTCTCCGCGCTCGCGCGGAAGCCTTCAATGAGGCTGCCGATCTGATCGACCAGTCCACGTCCGGCAATCGTTCCCCGTTCCCGGTAAGCCTCGAACCCGGCGAACACGTCACGGTCGACTTCCAGCTCTACCCCAAGGGCTCCGATGCCTGAGCCCGCCGCTGACCTCGCGCGCCGCACGCCCGATGCCTGCACATGCGACGAGTGTCCCTGGTGCGGAAGTCACGAATGCTACATCGCCTGCTCGCCTGAATGGACACTCCGGTGCGGGAACACGGATCGTGAAATCCCCGATTGCCCCATTCACCCCGATGAGGTACCCGATGCCTGACGTCGAAGTCATTGATCGCGCTGACATCGTTCGCCGCGAGGTGGACCGTGAGAGCAACGAGCGCGCGCTTGCGGTCATGGACCCGGCGATCCTCGACACGATGTTCGCCTCGCGCGACCCGAAGGCCATCGTGCAGCGCATCGCCGATGTCGCCGACGTCCTCATGAACGCCGTTCACCAGCGCGATCTTGCGCGGCGCTACGGCGACAACCCCAACGAGTTCCTCCACATCGAAGCCTGGCAGTTCCTGTCCTCGATGCTGGGCATGACCGTGGTTGGGGTGGACTCCCGGCCCCTGGCCGATGGTTCGGGTTGGGAGGCAACGGCCGAGCTCCGGCACGTTGCGAGTGGTCGTGTGCTCGGACGGCGTGATGGGATGTGTCAGAAGACCGAACCGACCTTCGCCAAGCGCAAGACACCACCGGCTGAGAACACGCTCAGACAGATGGCGCAGCTTCGTGCGGCACGGGTCGCCGCGCGTTCGGTCCTTGGATTCATCCCGAAGATCGGCGGCTTCGAGATCACCGATCCGGATGCCCCGGCCACCGATGCCCAGGTCGGAATCCTTCACCAGCTCGAACGTGAGCTCGGACTCGATCACGATCAGGGACATGCCGAAGCAGGCGTTGACAGCTACCGAGCGTTGACGCGTGACGAGGCCAGCGACGTCATAGATCGTTGGCAGGCAAGACTTCAGGGCGGGGGAGCGGGCACGCCGCCAACTTCCACGGGAACGGGCGAACGCGGCCCCCGTCCTGAACCTTCCGACGCCACTTCGGCATCTTCCGGCGTCGGAGCCGAGGAGTCCCCCGGTGACGCGAGCGTGACGGTGCATGGGGAAGGCGCCACGACCGCGAGCGACTCGGGGGACTCCTCACCAGCATCGCCGGAGGCATGGGCGCGCGCGCCGAAGGACATGACGCTATCAGGCGCGGTGAAGCTGGCGACGAAGATGCGCGCGACAGGGCGTTTCCCCGGGTCGGTGCCGAAGACCAAGTCGGGGTTCACCGGCGACCAGCTTGCGCGGGTTGGAGCGGCATGGCGGGACGGGGAGCGCGGGTGAGCTGGCGCGTGATCGAGGGCGACTGCATCGCCGTCATGGCCGAGCTCGATGAGACCAGCGTCGACGCCGTGGTGACCGCCCCACCTTACGGGATCGGCTTCATGGGCCACGAGTGGGACCAGCCTGGTGTCGAGGCCACGGCGAACGGCGTGGTCACGAAGTACGGGCGCGGCCATCACAAGCAGCGGGTGAGTGCGTCGATGGTCGCGGGCGAGTACGATCAGACGCGCTCGGGCCATCAGCGGTTCCAGGACTGGTGTACGGCCTGGGCCACCGAAGCCCTCCGCCTACTCAAGCCCGGCGGGCACCTCCTGTCCTTCGGTGGCACCCGCACTTATCACCGGCTCGCCTGCGCCCTCGAGGACGCCGGGTTCGAGATCAGGGACTGCCTCGCCTGGCTCTACGGTTCGGGGTTCCCGAAGTCGCTCGACGTGAGCAAGGCAATCGACAAGGCGGCGGGCGCGGAGCGCGAGGTCGTCGAGATGCGCGGTCACTCGCCGAGCTCTGGCGCGACATTTGCTCCCGGTGAGTATCAGGGCCTTGACACGCTTCCGCGCACCGCCCCCGCTACCCCCGACGCCGAACGCTGGCAAGGATGGGGCACGGCGTTGAAACCGGCGTTCGAGCCAATCGTCCTGGCCCGTAAGCCGCTGTCGGGGACTGTCGCCGCGAACGTTCTCGAGTTCGGCACCGGGGCGCTGAACGTGGACGGCACGCGGATCGAGGGACCGAAGGCGAGTGGTTCGGGGAAGCCCCCCCTGCAGTTTCACGGTGACAACTCTCGCCCGTTCCATGAGAACGCGCAGCCCCGAGAGTTCGACACCTCGTCCGGCCGATGGCCCGCCAACGTAGTCCTCGACCCCGAGGCGGCGGCGATGCTCGACGAGCAGAGCGGAGAGCGGGGCGACAAGGGCGGCGGGTTCTACGTTCAGCCGCCGCAGTCGAAATCCTACCGGGACGGGCGCACGGTTCAGGGTGCTCGCGACGTTGGCGATTCTCCGTTCCATTACGGCGACTCCGGCGGCGCCTCCCGCTTCTTCTACACGGCGAAGACGAGCAGGGCGGAGCGGGAGAACGGACAACCCTACTTCGACGGGGCCGGGGCCGGGGCCGGAGTCGGTGCGCTCCGTGATGGGGGCAGGCTCGGGCGCGAGGTCTCGAATCATCACCCGACAGTCAAGCCAGTCGACCTAATGCAGTGGCTCTGCCGCCTGGTCACGCCACCCGGCGGCCTCGTTCTCGACCCGTTCCTCGGATCAGGCTCGACCGGCATCGCCGCGCTGCGCGAGGGGTTCGACTTCATCGGCATCGAGCGGGAGCCCGAGTACGTGGCGATCGCCAGGGCACGGATCGTCGGGGACGCTCCGCTGTTCGCGGTCGGGTCCGAGGTGCAGGCATGACCGAGCCCATCCGCTGCCCGCGGTGCCGCCGCTCCTTCGGTGGTCACTTCACCTGGCGCCGAGCTCACCCGAACAAGCGGTGCCGCTCGGTCGCCGGACTCCGAGGCATCGGGCTCCATCAGAACGGCGACGGGGTGTGGCGGCGGCCGGGGCCGCTAGATCCGATCCAGCTCAAGCTCCCCATCTTCGGCCGGGGGCGACCGAGGAAGGCCACACTTGGCCTCGCGCAATATTCCCTAGGCACGGCGGACCGACGCACACCGCTCGGCCGTAGGGTCGAATGCCGTAGGCACGGTGCCCCCCAACTTCGGCTCTGGCGGGAGGCGGCGTGACGGCATCCATCTGCGCCCACCCGGCCCACGAGGGCTCCCGCCTCGTCGACCGCCGGTCCCTCCTCGAAGAGCGCACCGAGTGGAGGGACCTAGTCACGCAGTCTCGATTCCTCGTCAGACAGCGCCGGCGAGTCTGCCGCGACTGTGCCCGGCGTGACGTCGCGCGGATCGACGGCGTGACCGGAGACCAGGCGGCGATGCATCTGTGAGCGACCGGATCGACTTCGGCGGCGAGCCGTGGCAGGCAATACCGCGGCGCATTCTGCGCGACGCACGGCTATCGCCCCAGGCTAAGGGTGGGCTCGTCACGCTGTTGTCCCACGAAGAGGGGTGGGTCCGCTCAGCCATCGCAGTTGTGATGCACGAGAACCGCTGCGGTCGAGCAGCTGCCCGATCGATCATGCGTGAGCTCGCTGGCCTCGGCTACGCCAGCCTGGATCAGGTCAGGCGCACGAATGGCACGTTCAGCACCGCCTACACCGTGTACGCCATCCCGCAACAAATGCGGCTTGAACTTGCGACCTCACCGGGGGCGGTTGAACCGGGGGCGGTTGAACCGGGGGCGGCTCATACACCCGCAGTAGTAGATCCCAGAGACGTAGATCCCCTAGACGTAGAACCCAAAGATCAAACCCTTGAGCGCGAGCAAGTCGCGCGAGCCCGCAACGTGCTCTTCGACGCCTTGGCCGAGGCAACGGGATACGACCCAATGGCCATGACGGTCCGTGAAGCTCGGGCGTGCGGCGTAGCCCTGGCCGAGATCAAGGTCGCCACACCCGACCTCACAACCGAAGAGCTGCACCGAAGGGCGACGAACTACCTCACCCACTTCGACGGGGCAGCGCTGACACCTAACGCGCTGGCGAACCAGTGGAGCAAGTGCCGTGATCCGCAGCCATCACGGCCAGCACGGCCAGCCTTTGGACGCCCCGACCCTCCACGGCCCTACGACCCAGCGCTCGCTGAGATCGAGATCGAGCGCGCGCTCGAGGAAGGTAGGGGGAACGGTGGCTGAGCTCACCTTCGCCGACAGGGTTGACGACGGCATCTTGTGCGCCGCGCACCGACTGGCTCGGCTCCGAGACCAGACGCTGCGAGGAGGCATCCAGGACTTCCGTCAGACGTGCCTGGAGACCATGTCCGCGGCCGATGATCCGATCTGGGGATTACGACTAGATCGCTGCAACGCGCTGCTGTTCCATGAGGACGACGAACTTCGCAAGATGGCCCTGGGAGCCCTGGAACGCGAGGCCAAGCAGTGAGCTTCCTTCGCGAGATCGCGCCGAACGATCCTTGCGATCGCTGCGGCCATCCGTCGAAGCATCATGCTCCGGCGAGGGACGGCTCGTTCTGCACCGTGGGAGGGCGAGGCAGGGGAAAGCTCTGTCCGTGTGATGGCTTCTTCCCGGTGCCGCCGAAGGCGGCGAAGGCATGAGCCGCCCCCTTCTCCTCGACCTGTTCTGCGGCGCCGGCGGTGCAGCGATGGGCTACCACCGAGCAGGATTCGACGTGGTCGGCGTGGATATTAAGCCACAGCCGCACTATCCGTTCGAGTTCATCCAGGCAGACGTCATGGACTTCATGGTGAACGAGTCGGTCTGGGCTCCATCTGGTCATCGGATCGACGTCTTCCATGCATCGCCACCTTGTCAGCGATATATCCGGGGCGGCACGGTCGACAAGGGGCGCCATCCCGATTTGGTGCCGGCCATTCGGGGGCGCCTGGAACGGCTATGGCAATCGCCGCCGTATGTCATCGAGAACGTGCCCGGTGCTCCGATGCGTCCCGACGTTCAGCTCTGCGGTTCGATGTTCGGGCTTGCCGTTCGCCGCCACCGGTGGTTCGAGAGCAACATGTCGCTGAGCCCCCTCGTATCACCGTGCGATCACTCTCGGCCGGCAGCGGGCGTGTACGGCAACCCACACGGGGAGCGGGGAGCCTGGCCGGGGATGCTGCCGAGCGATCTCGCCACGTGGTCTCGAGTGATGGGCATAGATTGGATGACCACCGACGAGCTCGTCGATGCGATCCCCCCCGCCTACACCGAGTTCATCGGGCGGGCTCTGCTCGACGTCATGGAACACGTCGCATGAGCGCCCTCCGCTGCCAGGCCCGCTGCGACCTGTCCGAGGGACACACGGGCAAGCATTGGCACGCCGACGACCGGCCGCCGCGCGTATGGAAGCCAGCCGATCGCCACGAGAGCTATCTGCCCGGCACGATCGATGATGTGCGGGTGCTGCGCGCCGCGGTGCGCAAGGCCGCCGTGGCGCTCACCGGTGAGATGGACGGCGACGCGGTGGAGCGTGTGCTGTGACGGTGGAGCTGCGACCGCGTGGACCGTGCGCATTCTGCGGAGGTCCTGACTCCCGGCACCGCGAGGTTGATGCTGTGGTCGAGCGAATCTTCGCCGGCGACAGTATCGAGGACACGGCCGAGGACTTCGATTGGTCGGTACCGATGGTCCGGGCCGCTGCCGTCGCCGCCATCTCCGAGCGGTTCGGTCATGTGCGCGAGGGATCGAAACGGTACGTCGAGATGATGGAGGCCTGGCAGAACATCATGGAGGACACGGCATGAGGTCGATGGCCTTCATCGTCTTCGGGGATCCGGTCCCCCAAGGTTCGAAGCGTGCGTTCGTCGTGAAGAACCGCGCGGTCGTTGTCGACGACAACAAGGCGACGCTGCGGTCGTGGCGGTCGGCGGTCGTTGACGCAGCGCGTGCGGAGTTGAACGGTGACGCCCCCGAGCTCGGTCCCGTTCGCATCACGCTGATGTTCTTCCTTCGCCAGCCGAAGCGGCCGAAGGCGGCGGTGCCGATCACGAAGCCCGACGTCGACAAGCTAGCGCGCGCGGTGCTCGACGGCATGACCGACGCCGGGGTGTTCCGCGACGATTCGCAGGTGACGACGCTCACCGTGCGCAAGCGGTATACGACCGAGGCGCCGCACGTTCGAGTGTTCGTGGATGGGGACGCATGAACGACGACATCGAGACGATTCGTAAGAACTGGTTGAGCGACGAACGGTTCAATCAGCCTATCCCGACACTTGGCGATGCCCGCGAAGCAATAGCTGCGCTCGTCGAGGAGGTCGAGGAGCAGCGCGACAACTTCCACCAGGCTGAGGCTTCGTACATCGACGCTCGGAACGAATGCGCCCGCCTGCGGGCCGAGGTCGAGCGGCTGCGGGCTGAGAACCTCAAGAACGCGCGTTCGCGTTTTACCCCCAATGACCAGCAGGAACGCGACGAGGACCCTCGCATTGTCGCCATCATGGCTCCAATGCGTCAGAAGGACGAAGCCGAGGCCCGCCTCCGCCGCATCGAGGAGGCAGCGAGGTACTACGAGCAGCACTCAATCGGACGCGGGGACAAAGGCATCGACGCCCACAACGCTCTCTGCAACGCCCTGGCCGAGGAGAAGGAATGACCATCGAGCAGGACTTCGAGATGCTGTTCGCCGTGGTTATGCCCATTGAACCGGGCACGGCCCCATACGAGCCAGAGTTTGCCCTGCGCCGCGTACGGGCCGAGATCGAGAGGCTGCGGGACGAGATCGCTGACCTGACCGGAGATGGGTTCCCCGAACTAGCCGGGGAGGTGACGCCCATACAAACCGATCCGGAGGCCGCGGCGCCGAACGGGAGGAAATCTGAGATGAACGATGAGGAGACACTATGGCGTGCCCGCAAGCGAGCGGCCGAACTCAACGAAGAACTCGGTCAGGTGAAGGCAGCCCGTGAGTCTCAGGAGTGGCACATTCGCTCACTGCTCGGTCAGGTCGGTGCGATCCGTGACCTACTTCAAGATGGCATGACCGATCGAGCGCTAGAGGCAGCCAACCAGACGCTTGCGGAGTTCGAGACGGCATGAAGGGCCGCGGTAACCATCGAAGGGAGGTGATGTCGCAACAGACCGGAACCTGACCGCGCCGCCGAAGCGGCCAACTCTCAGGAGGTGCCAGTGAAATGCGTGGTGATGACGGCCCTGACCGCCGTTCTCGTGACAGGGATCGCGGCGGCCGGGCCACCGGAAGGACTCGCAAGCCCCCGGCTAATCGATTCTCTGGCAGCAGCGCCGGGGACGCAAACGCAGGAGATCAGGGAGAGGACGTGTCGTTATCAGTGGGTCGACAAGGCGACGTGGACCGACCGCGAGGAGCAGCGAACGCTCGAGTGCGTGGTCAACAAGTTCGGCCCAATCGACGGCGGCATCGACAAAGCCCGCCAGGTCGGATCGTGCGAGTCAGGCTGGTATCGGCTCGCCAACAACGGCGGCAGTTACCTGGGCCTATTCCAGCACGCGGCGTCAGCGTGGTCGGCGCGCGTGGCATGGGCGATGCCCGATGGCTGGCGCGTCGGCCCATGGTCGAGCTGGCGAAACTCAAGGGCGCAGATCGTCGTCACCGTTCGGATGGTTCACGCCTCCGGCTGGGGCGCCTGGTCGTGCGCGTGACAGGGAGGCAGTGATGGCCGAGTGGCCGAAGGTGACAATCAACCACGGCACCGTGCTGCACGACCGGGGCTGGTTCTGGGCCGTTGACGATGAAGACTTCGGCCGCACAACGGGCTATGCGTTGACGACATGGGGCGCGCGACGCGGCGTACGCCGGATGCTTCGATGCAACGAGAAGATGCGACGGCTGGAGACAGGGAGGAACGAATCGTGAAACGAACACTGGCAACGCTGCTGATCGCGCTGACGATGCTAGTCGGCACGGCGCTCCCGGCGCGGGCGGACAGGGTCTACTGCCGCATCCCGACCGCGCACGTGGTCCGGTGCTACAACACGACACCGTACGCGGTGCACATGCGTCTCACGGTCAGGACGACGGCGGGGACGCGGTACGCCGACTTCTGGATGCGGTACAGCCGGTGGTCGAAGTACTACGCACCGACGGTGCTGCACGTCCGCTGGACCTGGCGGTTCTGAACGTGACGACAGACGTGGGGCGCGACCTCGGAAGGGGGGCAAAGAGGTCGCGTCCCGCTCCACCCGACGCTTTGCCCCAGCCGCGAGCCGTGCGCCGCGAGGTCCGCGAGGCCGTCGCCCGCCTTCACGCTCTTGGCATGGTCTATGCGCTCGAGCACGAGGCGCTCGTCGCCCTCGGTGGTAGCGAGGTCTCGGTGACCTCGAGCCCCGGATCATTGACCGAGGCGACGGTCATCGACAAGGAGAACGAGGCCGCCCGCCGGCGGTGCGCCAAGGCCGTCTCTCACTTACGATCAGCAGCGGTGCACGTCGAGATGGCGCTGCAGGCGTTCGGTAATCTGGCCGAGCAGCCGGTCACACGGTCGCCGGATGCCGTCGTCGATCAGTCGACGTTCGAGCGTGCGGTGAACCGGCGACGGCACCGCGAGCGGGAGGAGGAGCTGCGACGTGGGTGAGCGGTTGCGGATATCGGGAGTGACTCAGGGGCCGTTGATGCTCTGTGGCTGCGACGGGGGAGCATCGGGAGATCAGCGGTGGATTCATCTCTGCCCGTTGCACACCGCCGCCCCGGACCTCCTGGTGGCGCTGGAACAAATAGCGGCGATCCCACTGGACGAAGACGTCTGGTGGGACAACCGTCATCCACTAATCGCGCCTGAGGCGACTGTAATCGCCCGCGTCGCCATCGCTAAGACCAAGGGGGAAGCGTGATGCTGCCGCAGCGACCAAATCCCGTGACAGTCGAGGAGTTGGCCCGAGATGCGTGTCTTGCCTGGGCGGACGGTGACAACGATAAGATGCAGGCCGCACTATTGGGTCTGTTCCTGCACCTATATGGCAGGGCACCAGCTATCGCTAAGGGCAAGGACTCAGAGAACGCTGCGCCGTAGGGTAGACTGGCGTCCCGTGGGGACGTGTGAGGTCTGCGGGAGCATTCGACGCCTACGTCTCCATCGCTGCCCCGCCTGTTACATCTATCTGCGCCGCAACGGTTCCGACCGCCCGTGGGAAGTCATCGGGCGGACGAATATGGCTCGACTGGACCGCGAGCTCGAGGCGTCGGCGATCCGCGCGATGATGAGGTAACCGCCCAAAGCCCTTGACTGGGGCGAAAGGGCACGCCAAAATACGGTCGCACTTCCCCGCCCATTCTCCAGGCACACCCCTTGATCTAGCCCTCCGCGACCATCCACACCCAGCTACCGAAGGAGATCGCCGTGTCCGACGTCGAACGACTGCGCGCCGAGCTCGCTCTGGCCGAAGCGATGGAGCCGCTCGAGAAGGCGCGCGAGGCGATGCACGCCGACCGCACGCCGAAGACCATCGCGGCGTACAAGGCCGCGGCGGCGAAGGCCTCGGAGGTCCGGGCAGCCTTCCGCGAGGCATATCCGTCACAGCAGCAGTCCGGTGGCGACGGTGTCGCCACGCCCGAGACCGTGAAGGCGAAGGGAACGGTGAACCAGCCATGAACCTGCTGCGACCGCGTACCCATCGCAAGCCCGTCCGCTCCGAGGACGACGGCCGCCTCGCCGGATTCCACACCGAGTATTGGGACGATCACCAGGACGCCGTCGCCTTTGGGCACCGTCCGCATGTGATCGTCGGCGACGGCCTCACGACGCCCGGCCTGTACGCCCCCGGGATCGGCTTCCTCGTTCGCCGTGAGCGTCGGCCGTGGCGGGGAGCACGCGACCTCGCCCGGTCGCTGCACCGGAACGAGGACGGTGCGTTCGGCACATCGGGCATCTATGTCGAGAACATGATCGACGTCTTCGACGGAACGCAGCTCGCCATCGACCTATCGCTGACCACCCACAAGATCGCACTTTTCCTCGACGCGCTGACACCGGATTACTCCGCGAACCAGGACTTCACCGCCGCGCCGTACACATCGAACCAGTCCTCGGGCACCGGTTACACCGCGGGCGGCCAGGTCGTCGTGTCCCCGACGACCACCGAGTCGCCGGCGGGGACGATGATGTACGACCTGGGCGATCAGGTCTGGGCTTCGCCGACCACGGTCACGGCTCGAGGTTCGGTCGAATACGCCGACGCGCTAGCTACGAACAGCCTGATCGTGGCGCACACCTTCGGCGCCGACATCGTGTCGACGGCGGGGACGTTCACGATCGCTTGGAACAGCCTTGGCGTGTTCACGGTCGACTGGACGCCGTGAAACGCGGCATCCTCACCGCCATCGGGGCATTCGTCGTCCTCGGCATCGTCATCTCGGCGATCCAGGTCAAGGGCGTGTTCGTCCCGACGAAGGAGGAGTTCGACGCCCTTGTGGAGCGGGTCGTGGCTCTCGAGGAAGCCGTCTTCCCGAGCCCGAGCCCAACCCCTAGCCCGGAGCCCACGACAACGACCGAGCCGCCAGTTCCCACGTGCGAGGGCGTACAGGTCGTTGCAGGGCAGGACCTCGACGCGAAGATCGATGCGAACCCACCCGGCACCACGTTCTGTGTTGCCGAGGGGACTTTCCCGATCAGCCAGTCGACGAACCTCGATGACGGCGATCGGATCATCGGGTCGGGGCGAGACGCGACGATCATCACGATTGACACGCCGATCTCCGACCCCGACAAGTCGGTTGGGTTCGTGGCCCGCGGCAACGTCTACGTTTCCGACCTCGACATCTCCGGCGCGGACGTCCCCACGACCTGCCCGGGTGGGACGAGCTGCGCCGCCTACGGCCAGGCGTTCAAGAACTTCGCGGCGATGCTGACCGTCGAGCGTGTGGATTGCCACGACAACGGCGGCAACTGCGTCGGCCAGGCCGGCTCGCTGACGTTCATCGACAACGACTGCTACGTCAATGGTTCTGCCTACTCGATGACCTCCTCGTTCCGGTACGCGGCCTGCGTCAAGATCGTCGCCGCCTACGGTGCCGGTTCGGGCAACCTGATCGCCTACGGCAACCACATCCACGACAACCCCTGGAACGGCCTGTGGGCCGACTTCAACAAGGTCGGTGCCTGGGACGTCCACGACAACGTGATCGAGACCAGTGGTGCCCGTGGAATCCAGTGGGAGATGTCGGGCGGGTATTCCGCCACCGACAGCGCTCACATCTATGACAACGTGATTCGCGGCAATGGCACCCTGGCGGGTCAGCCCCTCCGCGCCGGTATCCACATCTCGACCGCGAACGACATCATCGTCGAGAACAACACCTTCGGTGGCCAGGCCGAGCTCGGCGTGCCCGGCGTCAGCATCATCTTCACGTCCTCGCGCGAGGGCAAGGCTCAGCCGGACAGCCGCGGGGTGGTCATTCGGGACAACACGATGAACGGGGACGCCGTGACCGGTTGTGGCCTGGCCGGGGTGGTCTGCTCAGGAAACGCCTGATGGCCACGCTCCTGATGCTCGATGGATTCGAGCACGGACGGGCAGCGGCCGGGTCGGCGGGTGTATTCGATAGTGTCTTCGGATCACCTGGGAACGTCACAAGCCCCGCGCGAACCGGCGCGCGTGCATTGGAGATCACGGCCACAGGGTCGCAGGAGTACGTGAGCTACACGATCGCCGCCGGGAACCGTGTCATCACGCAGGCGGTCTACATCCGATTCGCGGCCCTTCCAACCGGCGCGGGCGTCACCGACCAGCTCATCCAGTTCGTCAACAGCGGCGGGAACGGGCTCCTGCAGTACAGCGTCGATGACAACCAGTTCCGGGTCACGAACGGGACGAACAGCGCCCTAGGTGGCCCGACGCTCGCCGTCGATACCTGGTACCGCATCGTCGTCGAGTACGACACATCGGGGGCCAATGCCGTCATCCGCGCCACAGTGGACGGTGGGACCGAGTTCTCGGCCTCCACGGCACGGGCTGCGGCAGACACCACCGCCGCTCGCCTGGGGACGGGCGGCTCCCAGACCTACACGGCCTACTACGACGACTGGCTCATCTCGGTTACCGACGGCGACTACGAGGAGATCGAGGGCTGGACGAGCCACCAGATCGAGTCCCTGATCCCGAACTCGGACGGCACGCACAACATCTCGGCCTCGGGCAACTTCGACTCGTTCACCGGAACAGCGTTCAGCAACAGCACGACCAACGGCAACACGTTCATCGGTCACCGGCCGCTACAAGCGGCGAACACCGCCGACCAGGTGATCCGGCAGGACGTAATCGCGGCATCGGACTACATGGAGTTCGGCCTAGAGAACCTGGCCGATAACACGAAGTCGGTCGCCGGAGTCCGGGCCTACGCCACACACGTCGAATCATCCGCGACGGGCAACTCGGCCCATGAGGCTCGTCTCCTACTCTCGGACAACACCGAGGTTCTGACCACCGGCAGCCTCGCAGTTATCGACTCAAGCGAAGACCCTGGCACCACTCTCACCATCCGCAAGCGCATGACCATCGCCCCCTCGGGTGGATGGGACGGCACCAAGGTTGATGGGTCGAAGTTCCGCATCGGATTCAACGATGTCGCTGCGGACTCGAACTTCATCGACCTCATGCTCGAGGTGGCGCAGTTCGTGGTGGCGGGTGATGCCACGGCCACCCCGAGCACGGTAGCGGCTACGGCAGCGGTCCCCGCTCCGAGCGCCCAGGGTGCGGCACAAACCTCGCCCTCGACGGTCGCAGCCGTAGGAGCGGTGCCCGCGCCCACGGCCCGATCGGACAACACGGCCTCACCGGCGACGGTCGCCGCGACAACGGCCGTCCCGGTCCCAACGGCTCGAGGTGCAGCGTCAACCTCGCCGACAACGGTAGCTGCCACGGCGTCGGTCCCTGCACCGACAACCCAAAGCGCCGCGGTGACCACACCGCTGACCGTGGCGGCTATCGGTGCGGTGCCCGCGCCGGTCGCATCCGGTGGCGCAGGTGGCGATGGGACGGCGAACCCTGCAACGGTGGCCGCAGTGGCCGCCATCCCAGCGTCTATCGCACGGGGAGCAGCGATCATCGGCCCTACCACGGTGGGAGCTGTCGCGGCGGTACCCGCACCGATTGCCAGGGGTGCAGCTCGGACGACACCCGCGCAGGTCGCGGCAGTAGCCGCTGTCCCCGCACCGACGGCATCAAGCTCGGGACAGGCGAACCCCGTCAGAGTGGCCGCGGTCACCACGGTGCCAGCGCCAACGGTTCGGGGTGCAGGTGTCGCCTCACCGTTCACGGTGGCAGCAATCGCCACGATCCCGGCCCCGTCATTCCCCGGCCTGGTCGACCTGGTGTTCATAACCGAGGGCGACGCCGACGCCACGTCGACGTACCTCGAGGGTGACGGTGGTGCAGCGGGCAGCATTGAGGGCGACGCGCTCGTCGGGGCGGGGCTCGAGGGCTGAGACAACGAGACGACCGCTACGGTCGAGGAACCCTGTGGAAACTAAGGGCCTCAAGCTCCCCGACCGCGCACGTTCTCGAAAACGGATCCACGCCTCGTCCTTGGGTTAGTGCACTTGGGACGGTAGGAAGCGAGAGCAGCGCGAAGACCGGGAGGAACATGGTGATGTGCGCTGTTGAGCGACGTGTCGGAGTACGTCGTCCCCTCGTGCCACGGCTGCAGCAGACGTCGTACTCGGTCGTCACGACACGGCGCAACGGCGTGAAGATGGGGGTAGGGGGGAGGGGGGACCGCGAGAACATGGGTATCTCCCGCGACAC